CGCTCTTCCGATCTGTGGCCTTTTACGCTCAAAAAACCGCTTTTTTTACCCTTCTTTAAGTTACATAACTTGCAGAGACATTGAAGGTTCGACTCGTTGTTTTGACCGCCGTCAACGCGACTAATTATATGATCCACTTGTAGTTCTTCTTGACTACCGCACATCTGACACATGTATCCATCACGAGCCAGGATACGTTCGCGAAGCTTGCGCCAACGTCTAGTGCTTATCTCTGCTTTAGCCATCAATACCATCCACGATTGTAATGATGCTCTAACGCCTTGCATCCATCGCCTTTATAACGATGCTTAATATATGCAAGCCCTTTATCTATTTGCCTATATGCGTTGTTAGTTTTGGTATCTAATACCTGGGCTATTCCATAAGCAGTTGATTTGCGGTTATCTGCTTTGTTATTCCATCTACTTTCTAAATACCATAAACGGCTTATACATACATACTGTTTGTCGCTTATTACTTTAGTGTGTAAGTAAAGCTTCCATCTATCTTGGCTATATGTAGATACTGCATAGGCAGAAGGGTGGCCTAGGTTTGTTATTATGAAGATACTAAGAACCAGTATTTTATTTAGTATCTTCGGGGTTTTAATTGAAGCTCTTAATTTAAGGGGTTCTTCGCCCGGGGTCCAGTAGCGGTTTATGCTACTGCTCATGTCAAGGGCCTTTATGCGTGGACTACGCCTAAACCAATTATAACGATTTGATAACAATTTATTCATTGGCTTTTACCCCTAAATTCTTTAACGTGTTTATCCAAATGGAGTCGTAATGCCCGGTCCATCTGGTTTTCACTTGTAGCCTTTATGGTTACCCGGCAGTTTGGGCACGTGTATTCGTAACTAATCATTTACCGCCCCATCCTTGGCCTTTTAGGACTATCCCGAAAGTTGAGTAGACCCGACTCATAGTTCCGGTGCAAGTGCAGGTCAGCGACTCGGGCGTTTTGTCGTAGATCGATGATGTAATCTCATATTCAGCCGCGCAATCGCCGCATCTAAAGGTGTAATTAGGCATCGCTCTTACCCAGTTCATCCTTTAAAGCTTTAGCAACGCTCTTTACTTCATTCTCGGTATTTTCTATCCCGACCACTTCGCATACCTGGCACTCGACTAGCACCATGCCTTCGGGCAGTGCGCCAAATTCTTCGCTGGATGTGTGCGGCTGGACCTTTTTACACCTTCGACATCGGAAACGTAGCGTTCGCATAATCACTTCCTAAGAAATCTTGCATAGGGCGTAGATGCTCTTGGTTGACCCACCAATTACTGTTGGATGCTGACCAGTGCTGGCGCACCTTGGCATGGCTTATTGGTATCCATCCGACCAGAAAGTATTCGGGCGTTTTACCTGTAACCAGGATGGCTATATCAGTATTACGATCTGATTGACCTATGACTAAATGGCCTTCGCGCCACTTGGTCCATTTGACTTCGATATTGCTACCTATATCTGCCTGGTTTTTAAAGGTATTAACCGTAGGCCGAAAGTCCTCGATGCCAAAGAACTTGGCAGTAGCAATTTCGCTACCTACTGATTCAGCTAATTCGGCTATGTATTCGTGGTAGTTAAGCCCTTTATTCTTACGCGTTGAATAATTGGCTACGCTTTTCTGCTCGGTGGCACGCTTAAAACCAAGGGTGTGTGCATCTTCTTCTTCTTGGTAAGTAAGCGTTACTCGAACTATCGGCAGGTCGCGCAGAGCCATAATTCGTTATGCGTGGTTAGTAGTGATTTTTCAAACTGCAATTCGCATTTATCGCAGTGCGCCCATCTAGCAATTACAATGGTTTCATCTTCATTGAAACGAACGTAACTTCCATCGGCCCGATACATCTCTAGCGCGCCCATTTACTTCTTATCCCATTTGGCCGGGCACTGTGATCCTCTAGGACCAGTGCAGACATAACCCGAATAGGGGCCTTTGGCACTAACACCTTCTTTGTATTGCATGGCCCCATGCTTACATTCGGGTATTACTGTGGCCCCTAAGCTTTGTTGAACTAACTCCACGCCTTGCGCCAAGGTAGTTATTTTTGGCTCATCGGCTAGAAAGCCTTCCCAATCGTTACTTAAATCAGCTTCTAGGCGAGCGCTGGTCTTATTGTTCTCTACTGCCGCTACCTTTTCCATTTCTTCGCGGTTAGCCCTGGGCGCCTTTGTGCCATCTTTCCGAGTTGAATATTTAGGATCTCCAGAATTGCTGATACACCTAGCATAAGCCGACGTTTCTGCCTTCTCGATAGCAAACTGGGTTTTCATAGATTCCATGGCTAGGCCAGTGTAAATAGGGTTTGGATCATCAAAGAAGCGATACACCTTGGCCTTTACCCAGACGAATTCGCCATAGGTTCCGTGTTCGGTGTCGTATCTCATCTCCGGGTTATCGGCTTTCCATAATTCTATTCGTTCTTCTGCCGTCATGTATTTAGATAAATCAAACATTTAGCACCTCTGCTTCTTGAATTAACACGTTACGGCCGGACTTGGCAAAATAACTTTTAGCGTATTCGATTTGCTCTGGCAGTGTAAAAATAGTGCCATCTGGCCAATTTTGAACCATGGCTAAACACGGTGCGCAATATGATCGTTGCACATTCGGCTTGGTGATTGAGTAGCAGGTAACACTGGCTTGCGTCTGGGCTTTAATGTGCCAGGTTCCATCTTTTAATTTGCCCCATTGAGCCTTGCAGTAGTCGCAATAGACCCCGGAATTAGCGCGGCGTATCATTTGTGGTTTTCCTTGTAATTAGCAAAGCTGATAGAACGGCCCCTGTGATAGCCAATTCGCTTGCCTTCTTTAAGCCCTACGGAATATGCGTAGACCGTTAAAATAAAAACTCCACCTACCAAGGCTATTACCTGGTAGTCCATTATCTCTATGCTCATTTGTGCCCTTTCTTGCCTGGTATCTCCAAGCAGGTAAAGGGTCGCATTTAAGGGTAAGGCCCGTCAAGAACCGACACGCTAGGGCGCTGGTTTATCCTTTTTTGAGTCCTTTAACCCGTTACTAGCTAATACGCCGCCAAGGGAACCAGTTAAGAATATGGCCAGGGTTTTAAGTAGATCAATAAATGCGGCGTCATTAGGCGCCTGGGCACTTACCGGTTGAGTTACGAATATCAGGGCATAGACGATGCCTAGGGTAACTATGAAGAAAACCACGGAAAGGGTAATGCCAATAAACAATATAAGCCGGGCTTTAATATCCTCTGGCCCCATGCGCCTTTCGCTCATTGGTGTCCTTTCGCTATATCTCCTACTAAATCTTCGGTGCAGGTTCCAGTAACTAAACATTCTGGCTTTTGGCACTCTGGGTTTTTCCAATTAGCGTATTCCTGGCATGGGTAGCGTGTATAGCCGTCGTAGCGCTCGCATGCAGATAGAGCCAGGGTTAATAAAAACCCTAGCCCTACCGCTATTACTTGTTTTATTTTTCAGTTCTTCCAAACGCGGCATCCTTTGGGTTAAGGGCGCGAAGCAGTGGCCCGGCTACGGCGCTTAGTGCTAGTGATGCTAGAAGCTTTGGATCGGTCTGCCCGGCGATGTAAGCGCCAAGAATTGCAGATAAGGCAGTGCGTAGATATGACATTACTATTGCTTGTATTTTTGCGTTCATTTGTATCTCCTAATTTATGGTAACGAACACGTATAAGGTGGCCGTTCCAGAATTTGTAACGGCATATAAATCTTCCAAGTCTGACAATGGAATTTGCAATTTATCCCCGTTATCTAGTCGGTATCCATTAGCGGTAGTTACATTCGGACCGCCAATATAAATTGTGCCACTGGCACTATGTAGTTGGACTACCTGGTCTGCCCGGTTAGCCGCTACAACTATGCCCCTTGTTGTGGTTACTGTAAAAACATTAGTTATTGGCACTGGTCGCTTCTTTCACTAATTCCGGCTTTGTATATTTAGGGCGGCCATAGGCGACCACGAATAAAGTAGCCCTAGCCTTCTTCTCTACTTGTCCGCCGTTTGCCTGGTTCTTTGAACTAGTGTTTCCTTCGACGCAAGTAATTACATTTGCCTGGTTAACTTCTACCACTAAGCCGACGTGTTGCGGTATTGGCCCTTTAGTAAAGTTAAAAAACGCTAGATCGCCTACCCTTGGTTTTTCGCGTAGTCGGTCTAATTCTTGAAATGCTTTCATGCCATCGATAACGCTGACGACATTGGGAATAGTAACCCCGGCTTTCTTGGCACACCACATAAGGAAAGAACCACACCACGGCTGAAAGTTATGACCAGTAAAGGCGCCGTATTTACTTTCGTTATCCTTCGGGCCTTCTACATAACCAACTTCGCCTAGAGCGACTTCGATCATGCGCTCTGGCGTATTAGGCAGAAGCTTGCTCTGCGGCTTCATCTACAACCTTTGTGGCTTCTGCCTGTAATTCATCATAAGTAGATTTCAGCATTGAAGTAAATTCCCCGTTGCCTCTGTCAATTATGGCAGTAACAATTGAATTATCATCTCTATCTTTTACTTCTATAAATTCTACGTTATCCATTATTTCTCCTTAGAGTTCTGCGCTTAAACCGATATAGCCTGCAAGTGTGGCTTGTGTAGCCAAGAACCAAATTTGACCAGCAGTAAAAACTCCTGAGCCGTGAACATATTCAATATAAACTTGGTTTGTATCGCCATAATTTCTAAGTGTCCAAGTTCCGCTTGTATGCGTAGTGCCTGAAGCGGTCATTGAGATATTGGCATAATCTAAAGTTGCTGGATAAATTCTCATTGGAACTGGTAGCGAAACTGTGTTTTCCATTAAAGTTGTGTTGTAAGCGCGACCCATTGCTAAAATAGATTGTGAAGTTGAAGGAACTGATGCTCGCCAGTAATACCTCTGACACGCAGCCAATTCAGAACCTTGGTTGCCTGTTGCTGTTTGGAATAATGATGCTGATGACGCAGCCTCTAATTGAATTCCTGTAATGTCAAACAAATCAGCAGCACCAGCCGTGCCAGTTGGAGTATATAAGAATTGAACACCCAATTCTGTTGCAGTTGAACCAACAGCAACACTAAAAGAAAAACGTTGCCAGGATGTTGTTAAAACAGCATTGGAATCTATGAGATTCAAACTTCCTGTGAAACCAGCATACATTGATTGGTCTGTGCCAGTGCCTGATAACAATTTAACATTTAAGTTATCTGAAGTTGCCGAATAATTTGCACCTTTGCGAGCATAAAAAGACAATGTTACAGTTTTACCAGCAAAACCAATTGAATTGGCTGTTTCAATATCTTGATAAATTCCAAAAGGGTTTGTTGTAGTAGTCGCTGCGGTTCTTTGGAAGCGAAAATAATATTGAAATCCTTGAGGTGCAGTTGTTGTTTGACGGCTTGCAGTTCCATTACCAGCCGTGCTGCGAAACATCCAAAATCTATCCGCTAAAAATGTTTTATCAAAAGTGCCACCAGGGGTTAATGTCGTTCCACGTTGCCAGCAAGAAAAATCAGAATTCAAAATTATATTTTTCCCAGCGGCATCTTGAGCAGATTCAAGCAGGTTTACTGTGCCTGACAAATCGTTCATATTGGTAGCGGTCAAAACGTCGCCAGTAGCGTAATTAACCTTAGTCGGAAAGCCTACGGCCATTTGTTTCTCCTTAGTAAGCTAAAACGGATAGGCGGTTTGGGTCGCCTATAACTCCGTATAGGTCTGAATTTAATATAAACGAACCCACGATAGGCTCGCTCGTAGTTATTATTACGTTCCAAGTGTCGACAGTAATTTCGTGATCTACACCCATAACTTGTAGGGTCTTGGTTATTGTCGAATATCCGCTAGTAGTTGCCTGGGCCTCGTTAGTTATCTGGACCGTGTGAAAATAGTCCAGGCTAAGGCCAGCAATTATGCCGTCGTTATAATCTGGCGTAGATAAATCTAGGGTGATGCTATCGATGCGGATACTTGTAAAGGCCCTAGCCGCGACGTAGTTTCGGGCGATATTAAGGGCATCGGCATCGGTTTTAGCTAGCACGTTTTGTTGGGTTAGCGTGTGTGGAAAGTAAGTAGCAATAGAGTCAGCGTCAAAAACCGATTGAACGGTGCCGCCTATATTTTGGATAGCAGCTTCATTTATAATTAGTTTGTCATCCAGGGCGAAGGTAATGCCCTTGTAATCGATAGCGCTACCATCGTTATTAAATATGGTCGGGTTTTGCCCTGAAAGGGCCATAAGTTCGGCCCGGCTTCTAAAAATAGTAGAACCCTGGGTCGACATATAGAAAGCGCCCTGCTCGGTAAATTCGACCATTTGCAGGGCTTGTAGGGCCGTTCTATTGGTGCCTGGGTCATTCTGGCAAATAGTTTCACTGGCGCCCGTAGTTACAAGGCGCATCGAATTAGGCCAATCAACGGTGTCGAGAATTTTGTTTATTCGTGTTCCCGTATCTTGGTTATCTGCCGCCCCGGTAACGCCAGCGATATTGGCAAGGTTAAATAGACGGAAAGCATCGGCGCACTCAATATCTACATAACCGATTACCTGGTCGACTCTAGGGTAGGTGTAGTTATAAGCCTGGGTATAGCCGCTAAATATGTAATATTCGACGCCTTCATAAATGGCACTTATTTGGACCTTACGTAAAGGTAGCAATTTACCAAACAGAGGACTTAGCGTATTTTGGGGATTCCAAGTGCCGTCGGGATCTAATATGCGAACACTGGCAGTAGATAATTCAAAGTTATCCTGGATTAAGTTAAAGCCGCCCTTGGTGCTTATCTTTGTTACTTGATTCGATACATCGATAATATCTGCCTGAGTATCAGCTAGAACGTTTGTGCCTAAAATTCCATGCTCGGTGGAGTCCAGGGTAAATGGATAACCAAAAATAGGTCCGTCGGTAAAATTTACCGTTACTTTAACCTGCGGTAGATAACTCATTACGAACCAGTTCCACCAGTGTATTTATTTATTCTGCTAGTGCCTACAACTATGCCCGACGCGGTTTCGTTTTGTTGACCAGAAGTTACGGCCGTAGTTAAATCTTTAGGGTCTAGTAATACATTTACTGTTAATGGAGTTGGACTATTACGGGCACCGGTGCTTGGATTTCTGCTCATAAAATCATCAATATAGTTAGTGCCGCTTACGCTGGTTGCATTACTGCCATTTTTTAAAGACTCTAAGTATTTTCTAGTTTCTTCAAAGGCATCTTCATAAGATGTATCGATTGCATCTAGTTCAGCCGCCGCGGCATCCTGGCTTAGAAGCTGGGCACTTGTAAGCGCAACGCCGCTAACCTTTGATAGTTCATTCTGTAAATCTATGAGGCTTTTAATGACAGTTTCAATAGAACTATTCCAGCCGCGAAGTGGATCTATGCCACCTAGGGTTAAAGCATCCAACTGGGTAGCAATAATTTTTTGAGATAACTTTAAAGCAGCATTTGAGTTTTCATTAAGTAAAGCCTGTTGCAGAAGAAGCCTATCTTTATCAGCATTGCTTATGTCATTACCTAAAGCCGCCAAAATTTGGGCTTGATCTATATCTAATACTTTTGCCGCGGCGTTTAATACTGCGTTAGCCTTTTCAGTTTTAAGTTTATCTGCCGCCGCTTTAGCCGCTTTCTTAGCCGCGTCTGCCTTTTTCTTTTCTTCTGCCGATAGCTTCTTGGCTAGTGTTAGAGTTTTTTTATCCCGTTCTAACGCGGCATAGCCAATTTGTGCTGGCTCTGGAGAACCACCCATAAATATCTCTAATTTGCCAAGTTTTTGTATCTGGTCAATATAAGTTCCAAGAACTGGAATACCTAAAAGTAAATTTTTTCCTGTAAAAAATCTAAAGAATGATTCTATTGGTTTTAATTTTTCTGCCACTACACCTAAACCACGGATAATATCTGCAATATAAAGAGCAGCATCCCTTAAGGCTTCTGCAAATTGAGTAGCCGAACCATCTGGCCCGACTAACTTGGTAAAAGCATCTACAAAACCTTTGCCGATAGTTTCCTGGACATCTGTAAAAGCAGCTTTAAGTATTCGTAATTGCCCGGCATAAGTATCGGCGGCGGCAACGGCTGAACCACCAAAATTTTTGTTTAACTTTTCTTGGATAGCGTTAAAGTCGCCAGCCGCAATTTCGGCTTTAGTTATGCCAGCACCGAGCCTTGATACGGCAGTGAAGTTACCAAGGTAGGCCCGGCTTAGGGCTTTAGAAACGGTGTTTAGACTAGCCCCGGTGGCTTGGCTGACATCCAACGCGGTATTTAATAAATCTTGAGCCTTTGTATAATCTCCGGTGGCAACCGCTAACGATTGAAATGCTGGGCGAAGTTGATCGTCTAGGACTCCGGTTGTATCTTGTAAGCCTTGGATGTAACTAGATAGCACGCCAGAATCAAAATAAACGCCTAGATTTGTTAGGGTTTTTTCTAATTGCTTCGCCGCGGCGTCATCTGCAAGAAAAGCCTTTACTGATTGCCGGCTAAAACGTTCTATTGCTGCAACGCTTACAACCGCTGAAATACTTTTGGCAAGTCTCTGAAATGAAGTTTCGGCTTGTTTAATGCTCTTACTACCCGTGAACTCGGTAATAATGTCAATAAAGACTTTTGAAGTATTAACTACCATTAGATTAGAGTCTTTGTGCTAGATGCTGTTACATAACGTGCAAAGCGCGCCAGTGTGCCTTCTACGGCCATAACTACTGCCTTGGTTGCCTTTTGATTATCTTCATACCAAGCGCGGAAAATTAAACGGCCTTCCATCTTGCCCATGCCTTTAAGTGGTGAATTGCTGTTAAGTGCAAGGTTAAATTGATAACCGGCATTAGGGTTTGATGATCTAGAACGCGGTGAGCCATTAAAATTAGCTCGGCCAGCGGTTTCATAGATTGCACCTGCTCGTGAATTGTTATTTATACGGTAAAGAGCAGTAAAGCCTTTACGATTTGGTCTTGACTTACGAGCTGAATACTTAATGCCCGAGCGCACTTCGCTAGCGTTATATTTAGGAAACTGTCCTACTCTAAATGCTGAATTGCCAGCACTGATTTGTTTGCCGCGGCCAGCAAAGGTCCAGCCAGATAAGCCGGGAATTGTAGGCGTAGCGTAAGAACGAGCCGTTTTAACTACTGGCTTTAGGATGGCTCGAACTGTCTTTGAAAGTTCCTTGTCCATATCAGGTTGGAGCTTGCGCATAGCCTTAGTTACTTCAATTAAACCTTTAACCTCTACTGGCACGCTTCACCGCCTTCGCTCTATCGCTTAAAACCATAAGCATTGCATCTATCATTCTTCGATCTAATGCAAGTAAATCATTTGGCGCAATTCCGGTTTCTACTGCCAGGGCGGCAATTAGATAAGTTACGGAATTACGCTCTATTCGTTTGGGGCTTCGTCGTCTACTATCTCTACTTTTTCTAAAGTATCAATAAACTCGGCGCCGAAAGTTTTAATGGTGCCCCATTCTGGATTCCGGCGGCAAGCTTCCCAGGCAAGCCAAAAAACATCTGTCTGCTTCTGCTCTGTGGTGAACGCCTTGGCGAACCCCATGCCCTTCCACATTTCGAACGCGTACTCGATGCTAGGGGTTATCTTTTGATCAATAACCTTGCCATCTGTTTTATAGATTCTTATCCTTGCCATTTTGCACCCTTTTCTTTAGTTAGTTTTTACCAAGTTCCAGAAGTTGTTTGAACGATTGTGCTATTGCAGGTAAAGGACAAGCTGCTAGAACTCATTTCGCCAGCCGCACCTGCGATAGGTGTTAGGTTGTTAATGAGAATAGAAACTGTGTATAGCGGATTTGTTGCGCTAATAGTGGTTCCTGGTCCCGGCACAAGCTTTGCAACAACTGTTGTATAAATAGCGCTTTGAAGTGTTGCGCATACGTTTGCCGCTGCGAAGTCGTTCAAAAACTCTAAATCTAGCGTGCCAGTTTGTAGCCCTGCTACATATTTTCTGGATCCATCGCCAAGTGCGGTTACTTCGAGCTCGTCTGCCGATTGGGTCAGCGTGGCGCTTGTAACGTGGTCTGTAATGTCTACGGCTCCGATTTTAACGGATGCGGCGTTTAAGAATATGGCCATTTAGTTTTCCTCTTCTTTCTTTGTTGGTTCGGCTTTTTTGGTTTCGGATACTTGGCCTATCTTCTTTAGGAAAGCCAAATTTTCTGCATCTGTGTCTGACATTTTTTTAACTCCATTCGGTTAAGATAGATACGGATAACTCTGCGCTTAACATCTGGCCCTGCTCTAGTCCTAGCACCACTGGCGCCGCCATATTGCTTACCCGATAGTTAAGATTTGAGTCTGCTAATTTATTTACTACTGCCACCATAAATTCTTCTATGTCTACCAAGTTAGCCTGGTTATCGAACATCGGAACTACCATTACTATTTTAAAATTTGCAGTTGGTCCTACGGTGTCGTATTTGTTATTGCTAAAAGTAAAATATTCGTCATCCGGCTGAATATAAACACTGTTCGCAATTACGCTAGTTGGTGGATATGCAAATACGGACCAAACCGACGCATTTGCTAAAGCTGCGGCCAAGGTAGCGCGAAGGGCTGTAACGGCAACCATTTCTAACCAACCATTGACCGGGGCGATGTGTAAGGGGAAATAAGGCCCCTAATTTTCGCCATTAAGGAATTCGACATACGCCAAGGCGAAATGCTGCCATCTAAAGCCATTCCGTTATTTTGGCTGCTTTGCCTGGCTTGCCAGATTTCGCATGCAAGGATCAACGCGGCTTGGCGAACGGCTGGCGTAGAGGCGTAAGCGGTGCTTTTTACATCTACTCCTAAAGCCTTGCCATACGGCACAATTTGGTGGTAATTATCGTTTGCGTTTGTTTTAGCAAATTGAATAATTGAATAACCTAAAGGAAAAATGCCCGGGGTATATGGGAAATTAAATAGCGAAGGAAAGGTAGAAGAACCGTTTGTAAATGGCCAAGTAGATGTAATTACTTTAGATCCATTGTAAATAGTTCCGCATCCGCTAACCGTAATTGTCTGGCCCGATACGAATGATAGAGGCGCTGATATAACTAAAGTAGCTATATTGTCTTGCAAGCCAGCGCCTACCACCGGATATGAGTCAAACCAAAGATATTGATTTAATAAATCTTCTGCGGTTTGGCAAACTTCTTCAACGATGGAGTCAGCATATAAAGTTCCGATACCAAGATTTGCTTTTAATTCAGCAGAAGTTACATAAGTAGCCGGCATGCCTTACTCCTTTCGTAGTTAGACCGATACTCCCCAAGGGCACTAGGGGAGTAACGGCATCTATTGGTTTGCCCTATTTATCAGGTTAGGTTGAAGGTTCTAACTCCGCGTGTCATTGTTACAAGCGGTGCCATGAAGCCATAAATGGCTACCTGGACCTGCAAGTTAGAAACGACGTTAACGGACATGTAAGCAGTTGGGCTTTCAAAAATTGTTACTGCTTCTGGGGTAATAATGAAAGCTGAACCGTCAATAGTTGTTGAAGGTAGATCAACGTCTACTGAGAAGTTAAGGCCAAGCACGTTGCCCTTAATTCCGGTAGGTGATGCAACACCGCCAGCGTTCATTGGATAGTTAGCATTGAAAATTGGGCGACCAGTTGTATCTGTCGCGCCAAGAAGTGTTGACCAGTGTGAAATTCCACCTACGTAATTTTGCGCGAAGTAAGAAGTTCCGGCATATGCCGCTACTGGCTCGGTGCTTGCGTAGGAAATCAAACCTGCCGCAGTTGCCGCAGTTGTAGCCGCGTTTGTTGAATTAGCAGTTAGGTAAGTAATAGCAGCTTGGTTAGTTGCCTTTAAATACGCTCTTTGGAGTTGCAGTGTGAGCTGGTCATAAAAGGCCGGCCCAGATCGCTCGATGAGTTCGATACTCATTGTATTCATTCCAGAATACTTGGCCACTGTTGCGGTCATGTATTCAGTAACCATACCTGTATTTTGAACTGCACCTGCTTCTGCTTCTACTGTTACAACTGGTGCTACGCCGTTTCCGCCGCCGCCGCTTGTAACCAAAGTAGGCACAATTACGTTCATGCCTTCGCTTGGCAAAACTGCCTTCGTGCAAGCATCAATAGTGCTACGGCCGAAGTTTGTATTTGAAACTACGTTACGTAGATATTGATTTGGAGAAAATGCAGGGTTCGTTGTAAATGAGTCATCGGCCGCAGATACCCATAGGCGCGATTCATCGTTTCCAAGTGAAGCTTTGATTTTGTGTTCGGTGTAACGGCCCATTGAAGTAATGCCGTGGCGAACTGTTTGTGACATATAAGGGGTTGATGCTTTTACTGTTGGGCGTGAAGCTTCAACCGCATCGGCGGCCGCGGCTTCTGGTAATACGGCTTCGGGAGTCTGAGTTTCGTCTGACATCGCGGCCTCGCTTTCATTTTCTGGTTGGGTTTCGGTTTCTTCTTCTAACGCGTTTGCTATATCTTGGATAGTTTTTAATTTATCCACTGCGTTAAAAATTTCGTTTATTGCTTCGGCTTTTTTGCTATCTACCATATCTTCGCCAGCGCTCGCCGCTACCGAAGTAACCACGGCATCTGAGAAGGCCGGGCTTTCGACAAGGCTGACCTCTTTTAAAACAGCCTGTTGCACGTAAAGAGTTCCATCTTTACCTGGCTTTGATGCGATTACATCAACACCTACACTTAGCCCAGAAATTAGGTCCTCTGCGGCCATCGTCAAATAGTCAGTGCCACGTTGCGATGCACTTATTTTAAACTGGCCATAAATCGCATCGTCGGTGGTCTGGAAGGATTGAGCGCGCCCTATCGGATCATCTGGGCGGTGTTGCGCTAGCAGCTTTATTTTTGTTCCGTCATGGATCGCAATAGAACCGCGCTCAAATACAACTGGCCCTACTGACGTATTTCCAATTTTTCCAAATGGCACTACTACGCCGGAAATAATACGACGGCCAGCATCGGCCGCTTCGATTGGACTACTGAACGTTAGTTGCATTTGTATCCTCATTTCCCATTGGTGTTAAATCTTCCATTTGCATCGCTTGGTCTAAAGTAATTAAGCCAAGTGTTAAAAGTTTTTCTATTACTGCAAGGCGAGCCGCCGGGTCAGCACGTAGATAAGTTTCATCAACCATGAAGCGAACCTTGGTTCCACGGGCACTTAAATCATCCATGCTTAGGCGATCCTCAATAGCGCAAATGTAAGGCGCAAGTGTGTAAGCCATAAATTCTTTACGTCGTTCTAAAACATTTTGGTAAGTCATAGATTTTTGCACTTCTGCATCAACCATGTCTGCACTTACGTTACATGCACGAGAAAGTTCTAAAGCAAAATAAGCTTTTGCTTCGTTATATAACATTTCTTTTGGTGAAAATGAAACCGGGGTATAGCTCAAAGTGCTAGTCAAATATGCGGTCGCACGATTTTGTCTAGCGGTTTTCCAAGCTGCCAAAATGCCTTGCACTTGCGCATCTGGTAAATCAGCGCCCGAGTTTTGAATATATCCGGTAGCCATAGGTGTTTGCGCCGCTACTGCCGCTGCTTTCTCAACATCTAGCGCGCTTTTAATTGTGTTAGCAGACTTAATCAATAAACCTTGATCTAAAGATTGAAATGTAACCAGTGAACCTACACCGGACATAGGCAAACGATTACCGCCATCAATTGTGTAGTAATCGACTTCGGTATTTAAACTATTGTATTTAACTGTTACACGATCGTTTTGTATCCATTCAAAACGTGCTGGCCGATTATCATCTTGATAAACCTCGGTAACTAAAAGATACCCGACGCCATACATCATGAGGCTATCTACCAGCCAGGCAATAGTTACACTTCGCGGCTGGCGTTTATCAGGTTGATCTACCCAAACTAAGTTGGGTAATTCTTCTCCGGTTTTTGTTGAATACATTTGTAACGGGATACCGGCAATAGTGTTGCAAATTAAAGAACGGCATCTGGCTATTGTTGGAACGGCCATGGCATCTTGGCGAACTAGCGCATTTGCGTAATTGTTATAACCGCCATAATTATTTGCGCCGAAGAATGTAGAGAATGGTGAATCCATTACTGCCGGGGCGTATTGTGCTTTTACTTCTGATTTAGGGGTGGGTGCAGCTTTAGATCGCACACCGAAGAAGTCAAGAATCGCCATGCACGAATTTTTTCAACCTGTCAAGCACATTTGGCAAAAAGTCGTGGTATTAGACCTTTAGCGTGTCGGATTAAAGGCTTACAATACTTGGGGTGCTTTGTGGCTTGATTAATTGGTGAACTACCATTGCGGTTCCAATGGCGGCATCGATAGGCCCGGCAGATTTTCTTTTTATAATGCGCCAGGCAGAATCACTTTGTTTGGCGGCGCAATTATTCATATGGCTCACCCATAACTCCTGGTTTGCATGCACGACGCGATTATTGACCAAGCCATCGAGCAAGTCCCCGCACGCGGTATAGAACGCGTTTCCGGATACATCTTGGCAAACTACTCCGGCATTGCTTAGGCGCTCGGCTATTGACGCAGTAGCGAATTTATCAAAACACACCATTTGCGGCCGATAGGCATCGCACTTTTCTTTTATGTCTGCGGCTATCCTCAGGTTATCCACATCCTGCCCTTGGCTTTCCCAAGTTTTGAGAATTCCTACCGCAACCCGGCCATCTTCTAATAATTGGCCGCAAACTAAGCTGGCGCTACGCCTGGATAGCCCTACGTCGAACGCAAAGATAGTTAGGCGACCATCTGCCACGAACTTTATAGAGGAATCTCCAGTGGCTTCTAAAATGCCATGAGGCCAGGGGCTACTTAAACTATCTAGCCACATTGTAAGCATCTCGGTTTTAGTCGTTTCGATGCTAGAACTTGCAACGCTTTCCGCAAGCGTGCTTTCTTCCACCGTATAGCCAAGGGCCGGGTTTGCTTTTGCCCACTGCTTACGATCATCAATTTTTGCAAAAGGCTCTGCCGAATATTCATAGAAACCAAGCGAAGGCGGTGGATAATCTAAACATCGGGCGCGCATCGAATTGAGTGTGTGGCTGAATCCATCGCCAGCGTTACTGACCATTAAAGTCTGCGCGCCGGCATGGGCACGCGTTAGGGGAGTAGCCGCGGCAAAAGCCGACTCATCAATTTCGCGTAATTCGTCGATAAAAAGTAAGCCGCTACAATTTCGGCCTCTAGCGCCATCACGGGTAGCTGCAACAATTTTGTAAGAACCGCCGTTTTTAAAAATTATGCTTTCCTGCCCATTGGCTAGCCTAGGTTTTCCTTTAAGCATCTTGGCTAAGAATTCATTTGCTTCGATAATGAAAACTACATTTCTAAAAGTTTCCAGGGCCATTGATCTATTACTTGATAGACCGATACACGATTTGCCTTTAGTCATATACCAAATAATCAGCATTGAAGCTAAAAATGTCTTTCCCTGTTGCCTGGCTACTAATAGCAAAATATTGCGCCGGATGGGTAGCGAATCTTCGCCGATTGTAAGCATGTCCTTTAATACGAATGATTGCCAGGGGAGTAAAGGCGTGCCTACTTTCTCTGCAAGCTTCTCTACTTCTTTGTATAACGAAGGGCCTTCGAGATACGGCGAATGAAGCCTAGGCTCGGTAGCCCCCAGAAGCTTCGGCTTAGCGGCGGTTTCTTCGCCTACCAAAATTGTTGTCATTTATTGCCTTTTTCTTCAAATAGGTCAAAATCTACGCTCATTTGGGGAGGTATAGGCACGAAAAGAAAGGGGGGGTGGCCTTTTACGCTCAAAAAACCGCTTTTTTT